ACATAATTGTAAAATATTTCCTGTTACTTTAGCTGATATAGATATATCTAAAACTCCAACTCCTAATACTTGAGAATACATTGATGATGTACCACAATAACTAGTTATTCCTGGAGCTGGGCAGGAAGCAATGTTAGTTGCTGCAAAAGGTACTTCTTGAGATCCACTTAATATACCTACATAAACTGTACTTCCTATAGTAAGATTTGTAGAGAATTGAGTGCAAGTATCATTTGATATATTACCTAATAAAGTATAAGGTCCTTTTCCTCCACTACCTGTTGTATAATACACACTAGCTGTTGTTGGGGTAGTGGTATTAGAAGAAAATTTAGCATATACATTAACATCAAATGATGATGGAGAACTAGGTGTTGTTGTAGGTGTTATACTTGGTGTTGGTGATGGTAATGGACACTGTGTAGGATCATAATATGGTGCTACATAGTTAGGATTATTAGATAAATTAAACACAATATTACCAGTGCTTTGTCCATTATCTAGAAAATATTCTTCTAGATTTGAATAAGCTATATATCCTGTATTTACTGAAGTTGGCATTTATTATAAATATTTTTTCATTTTGTTAGTTAGAAGGTGGTGGTGTAATGCTTGGTGTTATGCTAGGGGTGACTGTTACACTAGGAGTTATACTTGGTGTCACAGTTAAACTTGGTGTTATGCTAGGTGTAATAGTTGGTGTTACACTTGGTGTTACACTTAGTGTTATACTTGGTGTTATGCTAGGAGTTATACTTGGTGTTCTAGTAATACTTGGTGTTATACTAGGAGTTGATGTTGGTGAAGCCCCTGGTGATACAGATACAGACGGTGTTGGATCAGGTGGATCTTGTTCACAGTAAGGATTTATTGGTCTCCATCCTGCTGATCTTAATGAATTAGGAAATACTGTTAATATAGCAATATTTTGCTCATAAAAAACATTACCAACATATGAACTTTGAGATAATATAGTTCCAATAGAGGAACTTATATTACTTCCACTATAAAATAAATTATAATTTCCATCATCATATATTTTATATGTGTTAGATCCACTAGCAAAATTTACTTCAAAAGTAGTAGGTAATATTTTATCACTAGTTAAACTTCTAGGAGTATTTAAAACATAAATAACCTCATTATTTCCTGTTGGAAAATATTTTACAGTGTCTAAGTTACCTAATTCTATAAATCCATTATAATATGAAGATGTAGATAAAGTTCCATCATTATAGATGGAACCTTGTCTTGAGGAAGTTGATGATACTTGATACGGTAAAAAAGTTGGATAATAAGTTAAATTAATTGAATTATAAACTAATCTGTCATATTGACCATTAGTTCTGTATTCATTAATAGGATCAAATAAAGAAGCTGTTGTATTAACTCCTATATTAACTACAATTCTATTATCAACAAATGATGATGATGCTAAGTCCCAAGTTTTATTCGCAGTATAAGGTACTACGAAGATATCAGAAACATTAAATCGTTTAAACGCATTTGCTGACATGGGCGAAACATTAGAAGTCTAATTTAACTCTTAATAATAATTCTTTAGTGAAATCTTTCACTAATGGTTTATTTAATTTAGCTACCGCTAGTAAATCACCAGTATTATTAAACATTCCTATAGTTGTTATATAAGTTTGTGGATTATAAATTAATTGAGTATATAATAAATTACCATTGTCATCAATGATAGTTGGATTGGTTGTATAATTAAATTCACTGTTTTTTACACGAGTGAAGAAATAACGAGATGAAATTGTTTCAAAACTTTGTAAACGAAATTTTGGTGTAGCTACAACAGATGATGAAATCATATCAAACACCATTCTATTATTAAAATTAAATGTTGAGTTTGTAGAAAAAAATGAAGCAGCTTGAGATGAACTAAATTCATTGAATATAGCTCCTACTCCACCTAAAGAACCTGATGGTAATGATAATGCTCTTGGATTTAATATAATTAATCCTTCATCAGGAATCATTATACCATATGAACCACTAACAGTGTATAAGGATGATTGTACAACTGGATTGCCTACAGCATCTGTAGATCCACTTAATAATTGATATACACGAGATGCTCCAATATAAGTAGAAGTAGTTGTTACTGTTGAATCATCAACTAAAGTAATACGTTTACTACCACTAGTTAATTGAAGAACTAATGATCCTGGATTGAATGATTCTTTAAATCTAGCTCTACTTACAGATATAACAATAATATCTTTTGAAGCCCCAGCTGAACCACCAAATTGAAATGCAGAATTTTCATCTCCATAAATTAATGATCTAAATTGTCCATATATATCTCTAGTAGGAGTTTTATCTGGGACTAAAGCATTAAAATAAGAAGATCCAGATCCACTTATATGACCATAAGCTATTGAAAATTGTACCTCATTTGTCTGACTAAGTGGAATAGAATTAGATATATAATCTTTAAATACATTAAGATAAAATTGACCTTGTAAAGTATTTAATTCTTGTGATGACCAACTATAAAAAGTATTTAAAGTAGTAAGATCACTACTCCACATAGGAGATATTACTGAGTCTGAACTTAGTACTTGATCTTCGGTATTATAAGCTCCAAAAGACATATGTTAATTAGGTTTTAATGATTGTTAAAGGTATTGTAATTCTAGCTCCACTATCTCTACCTGTTACAGTAATAGTTGTTGTTATTGTAGAACCAGGTAAAGCACTTGTTCCAAATAAAGTATTAATTGTTGTTCCAATTAAACTAAATGAAGTACCAATTTGACTTGCTGACAGACTTGCACCACTTGAATTTGGAGTTGGATTTGTGATATTTAATCCAGTTGTATCAATACCAGTACCTGTGAATGTACTAAGGAATCTTGAATCTCCCACAGTCATTAAGTAACCTGATGGTTCAAAAGTTGAAACAGCCCCTAGATAATTTAATGTTTGAGGAGTGATTTGAATAGCAGCTGCCTGGCGTAATGATACTGTTGTGTATCCAAGATTTAATACAGGCAATTTACTTGTACCTCTTGGTAAAGTAACTAATTTGTATTTCATCATTTGTGTTTCATCAGTAAATGCTTCTAATAAAGGCATAGCCTCAATTGCTTCACCAAAAAATGCTGAACCTGATGGGTGGTTTGGATTATACAAAGTATAATCTATTTCATCATCAGATAATGCAAATTGTGAAATTTGAAATGACCCATCATTACGTGCTAGTAACTCGCGTCCTTTTTTTGTCAGAACAGCGTCAATTGTTACATATTGGTTGTTTAAAAATGCCATCTTTATTAATTGTGTTTTATATAAATATATTATGTTGTGAGAACTGTGCTAAATATTTTGCTCTTTAATTCACTCACTATGTTTGCTACATTATCATCAATTGATAATAATAAACTATTACTCTTAACAATACCACCAGATGTTAATCCTTGATTTTTCTTAAAATTAATAATTATATTAGTTTCATCTGTTATTTTTTTAGAAAAAACATATCTTTGTATTGTATAAGCACTACTAGTAACAGCATCATTAACAGGTTTATCTAATGTAAATGTTACACGATTAGTTTCTGAAGCACTAGTAGGTACATTCACACTCAATATAGTGTATTCATTTGCAGGAAGGAAATTTTTTGTTGGAAATGTTACTGAACCAGAATCAAATCTAATTATGTCTCCTGGGTTAATTTCAAAAGGATATTCTACAGGAAAACATGATCCACTTATAAAGTTAATATAACTATCAACAGATCCTTGTCCAATTATATTTGTAACATTACTTCCTGAAAAAAATATTGGTGCTTTGTATAATTTTGATTGTTTTGCTGAACATGATACTATTCTTTTATCAGATGAATTTACTGTTAAATTTGCACTACCACTTAGTTCTGTTTCAAAATATATGAATCCTGGGTCTACACCTGCTGCAGGTTTAACATTAATTACTGTCATACTTAGTAATGGTTGTCTATCTCCACCAACATCTATTCTAAAAGAATTTGAGAAATTATTAGCTCCACTAGCTGTTTTTGCTGGGATTGTAACATTTATATCAAAATAATTTACCGTTAGGGCATTGTACGAAGCTGTAAAAGGACGGTTATAATTAATCCTAACAGTTACTATTACATCAAAAGGAAGTGGAACACTAGAAAGTGTCCAAGTTGGAGTACCTGTAAAACTAGTTTCTGACCATCCATAATGTATTAAGCGTCTAGCATTTTGATTAAGTACAACCCATTTACTTGTATCATAAAATTGACTTGTTGAAAATCCATTATCCAAACTATATATCATATCTGTATTAGCTACTCTCCATAACATAGGATAATACTTAATGCCACTAACATAAATTTCTTTATTTCCATCTAAATTTTTCTGTCTAGATGGTTTTTGGTTATCAAATAAAGATACATTTAAAGTTGGAGTTTGATTATATATATCTCTACTTTTAAATATATTTTGTACTTGGTATAAATTCCAAAGTTGATTATTTCTAACATCAATATAATCACGTTGTACTAATTCAGTTAATGAACCTGAAGCATCTATTAAATATTTTAAATATAAATTAGTACGCTCTGGCATAGCTATAAGTTGAGAACCTGTAGCTACTGCCTCATTAAAGTAAGCGAATTGAATACTATTTCTATCTATAGTAGCATTTTTACCATAAGGACCAGATCCAATTGCTTCAAAATCAACATCATTATTATTATAAAAATTATATTCAGTACTATTTGTTTGTGAACCAATATATCTAGGTTTAGCATGACGAAGATATTTATAAGTAAAATCTTGTAACTCTACTGGTTCTAATACTTCAATTAAATTAGGATTACTACCACTGTTTTGCCAACTTATTTTTTGTCTAATAGTTGATAAAACAGAACTAGATACATTATTTAATAAAGCATCATAACTATAAGCCCAAATAGATTCTGAATAATAACTAAGATTTAGTGGGTTGAATACTGTAAATGGATTATAATTTAAAGTAGCAAAATCATCATGAATGAATATTGATGAACTAGGTAATTCTCCTGTAAAGAAATCTCTAGCGTCAGATTGTACTGTTACATTTCCAACAGGTGTTTTATATGTTATTGGATATATAGATTGACTATAACCACCACCATTACTTGCACTTATAAATGCTGTGTTTATAGAAGCAGTATCATTATTAAAGTCAGTTACATATGGTTCTGGTTGAATAGCAAGTGATCTTTCTAATAAATGTGGTCTATATAAAATACCTGTAGCTGGATTTGTTCTAGCAGGTGTAAAATCTTTAAGTGTTCTAAATAATGAGTTATGAAAAAATTCAATTAAACGAACATAATCTTTGTAATTATATTTGTCTATATATTTCTTAAAGTATTCATTTCTTAATACTTCAAATTCTTGATAAGATGAAGGGTTTGGATTACCTATAATACTATCTAAATCATATGTTGAACCTAATTGTGCTATGATATCTCTATCAATTTCATCCATTGGGGATAAACTAGCATCAATTAAATGTATATCTTTTGTTATAGGAATTAAGTCAGGTATTTGAATACTCTTATTAGGCAATAATTGAGTACCATATTCACTGCCACTATATATTCTTATTTTATCAGTTACTGGATTAGCATATCCTGAATTTGCAACATCAGCATAATATGTTTCAGTAAATGATGAGTAGTTATTTTGATTAAGAAAATTTGTAAATGTAGCTGTCCAAGTTTGAATTGTTTGATCTGGTGCTACAGAATTAACACTAGGTGTTAAAGTGTGGTTGTAAATATATAAATCATTTCCTAATGGGAATCGAGCTGTTAAATCATTATAAGATGATGTGGTGTAATTACCTTCAATTGATTCAGGATTTAATACATGTGAGTCAAAAGTAACTTCATTTAATGTATTAGACCACAATCTAATTTCTTGAAGAGAACCACTAAATGGATAAGTACCACCTCCTAATTTTATAGAACCTTGTGTGTACCATAATGAGTTAGTAGCGGCTGTAGATGTAGTTAAACTAGCAGTTGTTACATGTCCTACTTCTCCCCAAACATTATTCTTAACATAAAAAGTATATGTTTGAGATGTACTAACATCTCCTATTCTTAAATCCGGATTTGTTCTTTGTACTAATACAGAATACCAATCAGTATCATTATCAGAATCACTATTTGAACCTGTATTATAAATAGGTATAGTAGAAGATGTTACTGATAATCCACCTAATTTAAATTGGAAATATCCAAAATTTCCTACACTGCCTGAGTATATAGAATTGGATGATCCTGTACTTCTATATAATAAATTAAATTGAATATCTGAACCACTATAAAATAAAGATTGAGTAGCAAAAGTAGTAGCTAATATATTTGATGCTGTTGGGTATGCTTTAAATCTAAATTCAATACCATTAGGTACAATATCATTATATCCTGTTCTAGCTTTACTTTGTGAAGTATAGTTCCAAGGAATACTTATACTATTTGAACCTGATGATTTTAAAGCATAAGTAAATCTATCATATTCATATTCAAATGAAGATGTTATTTTATCAGTACCGCCGTACTCAACATAACTCATTATAGTATCAGGAATACCAAATATTGTATTTAAATATTGAATAAAGCGGGTTGTGCCTTTTGATTTAAGTAATAAAGGTAAATTAGCGTATATTCTTTTATAAAATCCTTTTTGTTGATCTTGTCCTGATGTTTGATAATTAGAAGCACTAATTAATGTTTGGTATGAACCTGTGTTAGGCAGATAAGTACCATCAGAATTTACACCATACAAATATTGAAATACATCAGTTCCATCTTGGTCTGTATATACATTAATACCCATTGATTGTAGAGCAAAATACACTATATCCTTAGATATACCTTGGTCTAAAGCATTTTTAGCCTGATATAAATCAGTTATTGATTTAATATGAATCCAAATGTCATCAAACATTTGTCCAATTGAAGCAACAAATTTAAACACTAATTCATTATCACCATTTTCAGCTATATAACCAGGCATTGCATAAAGCAAATAGTTTTGGTTATTATCATCATATAATGAAGAAGAATCAAAAGCACCATTATACCAGTTTACAGCTTGAGAAGAAGTAACTGAATAATTTATATATGGTTTAGTTGAGTTTTGTTTAGGCCAAGCATATGCTCCAGATTCATAGAATAGATATTGTTCATAACCATCAAAACTTTGAATAGTTGAGTTTATTTTAGCTTGATATCCTTGAGCATCTAATAAAGCAGTTGGAGTTGTACTCACAGCTGCTGATGAAGATGCTGATGTGAATAAACCAATATTAGATAATTTATATTTAAATCCTTCTAAACGACGAGCTGCACTTGAATAATGAATCCAATCAGTATATTCAAAATTAGCGTAATCAATATTAATAGCAAAGTTTGAGGCACTTAATTGTCCAAGTAATTGTTGTAATTGAGGAGCAAAATTACCTTGAAAATTTGTTACTTGGCTAAAATTATAATATGGAGTAGGTCCTACTCTAACACTATCTAAATCTAAATCAAAGTTAGGTCCACGTAATGTTGGAAATGTTACAGGAATAGAATCTAAAGTTATATCAGCTGAAAATTGCTGAGTATTAGAGATTTTATCAACAATACTAACTAATACATTTGTATCATATTGTATAGGTAATGGATTAAGAAGTTTTATTAGAATAGAATACGGGTTGGTATTTTTATCTAAAGCAACATTAATAGCAGGTAATAATATACCTTGTCCAAAATTTATATAGAACTCTTTAAAATAAGATACTGATTGAAATTCAATTATGAAATCAAGTGTATTAGTTTCAATATCTGTATTAGATATATTGTTGGTACTTAATCTAATCTCAGTTCTATCAGCTGATATTTCTTTTATGAAGAAACTTAAATTGTAGTTTTTTACAATTTTAGGTCTTAAAACATTATATGTTAGAATATAATCTCCATAACTAATGGCTAAATCTTGTAAATCTGTAGCAGGATCAAATTCTAATTCTTGAATATTATAAGTATCTGTTGGTTGATAAATACCTGGAGTTTGATAATTCATAAACGGTATTATTGAATATAGATTATCACCTGCAGGATCTTCTATATATAACTCAACATAGTCTTCAGCAGAGCCGAAGTTTCTAGTCATATTTTTTGACGATACTAAATCAACAGAAGAACCAGTTAGGATACTGTTATTAGTTATTATTTTATTAATATTAACTGCCATATTATACTTGTGTTCCTATGTTTATTTGAGAAGTTAATAAAATTTGATTTTGCAAATTAACATTTTCTTCTCTTAATTCATTAATTTCACTTTGTAAATCTTCTAATGATATACCTAAATACTCTAAACTTCTTGTAGCTAATCCTAAATGTGAATTATCAGATCCATCTTTTGGTATTTCATAAAATAAAATATCATATTCATTAAAGAACTGATCTACCGTCATATCTGGAGTATCAGGAGTTGTTTTAGTAGGAGTTGTTAGTTGACTAAATTCAGTATTAACAATATTATTGAAGTCTTGTAAACTATAAATAGTTTTTTGTAATTTTACTTGTTCAGACATTATTCAACAGTTTGAGATATTTTAAAATAATAATCATCATCATAAATGTAAGTTCCACCATCAATGATAGACTTAATTTGTATTTTATAATAACGATCTGGTTCTAATCCATCCATATACATTCTAAAGAAACTACTAGTAGTATCATTACTTAATTTAGTTGCTACATTATCAAAATCAATTACTTTAAGATTTGTATTTAAATCTATAACTGAATAATAAGAGGATGTTGGTAATAATTTATTATATTTAGTTAATGCTGTGGTAGTATAAATTCGTTGTGGATATTTTTCTCTAGCATATACTCTAAACTTTACATATTCATTATCATAAAATATATTTTTATTATTAGCAATAGATATATTTATTTCCTCATTTGATATATATAGAGTTGAGCCGGAATTAAATGTACTATCATTCCATTTAAACTCCAAACATGGAGGATAAATAGTATTAGTATCTCTAGAGAAGAAATTAAATGTATAAATGTAATTATGATCAAATTCAAATGATCCAGTACCACTAGCTGATGCTGAGGTGTTATTCATTATTATAAAACCATTATTTGGTATAACACTAGCTGTGTACCATCCTACAAATTGACTAACATTAACATTAATATCTTTAGTTGAAAAATAATTAAATGACTGAGTTACAGAAGCTGTATACCAATTAGCTCCTCCTTCATTTATACTATAATATGATGAAGTAACTCCAGAAGGTAAACTATTTATAGTCCAAGCATTAGTTTGATTTGCACTTCTATATTTCCAGCTTGCACCATCACTTGTCTCAGGAATATTATTAAAACGGCCTGTACCCATATCTGAACTTTGGAATAATGGGTGTATTTCAATATTAAAATTGGTTGGTATTCCATCTACATGGGCATTATATAGCTTAAGTGAAGCGGTGAAATTAGCACCTGACTTAGCAACAGCTTCTGCTATGTCATCATTATCAAATTTGATTAGTACACGACTAGTAGAAGATGAGGGATAAAGATATGGAGCATTTTTAGATAAATCTAAAATTGCATCTAACCCCGCATTAAGAGTATTATAGTCTGTATAAATTGTTGTATCCTGTGAAGGAAAGATTTTGTAAACACCCATTTATATTAGTATTATTCTAGTATAAATATGAATATGTATTAAATATTTACATAAGTTATATCAGGAGATACACTATCTATAAATTTTATTTTAATAAGTTACAACACGACCATAAATATCACTGTCAGGATATCTTACTTCAAAGATCATAGGATCTAATGAAGGATAAACAACACCTTGTTTTGTAGCAGATTCTATATCATATGAATATGGAGAATAGTTTCCTCCAGCTAAATTTTCAATAGTTACTTTAAGTACAGATTGAACACCTTTAACAGAACCTATTAAATTATATATATCTGAATAAATAATTGGTTGGGAGATTTGCCATTTAGCTATGTCAAAATAGTCTTTTAAGACTGAAATACATTTAGATAATATATCTTGTGAATTATACGCTGGTAGAATTGATATGTCAAAATTAACCTTTATATTAGTATAATAAGCATCCTTGATAATAATAGCATCACTCATCATTTTTTCATATGATAAGTATGTTTTTAAGTTTTGTTTAATAACATTAGATGCTCTAGTTACTTTACCATCAATATCATTTGATAAAATATAAACAGAAATAGCTAATGGATTATTATTGGTAAAGTTTTGTTTGTCAGTATCATTTGCTACTAAATAATCTTGTGCTACATAAGCTTTACTTATATAACCAAATTTAGCAGGCATAGATAAAGTACGGATCAAGTAATCTGCTTTAGTTACATTTCTATTTTGGGTTGGAAAGTTAGCTAATGCTTGTAAACGAATTTGTTCTGTTGTTTCACCTGGTCCTCCACCTGATGATGGATCTGGATTATTAAATCTAACTGAACCTTCAACTATATTAACTATTGAAGAATTTAGATTATAAGTATCTATGTTAAGATTAAGTGTATTATTTAAATTAATATCATCAGAAGGTAAATTTGCGTTTATACCTCCACCTGTTAAATATTGAACTGTTAAAGTAGTATTTTGAGGAGCAATACCATACTCATTTGTGTACATAAAGTTAGATGGATCATAAGCCATATTCATTTTACTTATACCATCTACTAAACCTAAACCTACATTATCAGGATTAGGAATAATTACTTCATCGGGTAATGAAGTTACTCCACTACCAAATTCTAACATTAAATTATTATCATCATCAAAACGAGTAACAAAACGTCTTTGTACTCTTTTAGTTCTTAATAAGAAACGAGCTGAGTTATCATCACTATAATTAGGTTCATTTATAGGTAAATTAAGAGACTCATCAAATATTGTATCTTGAGCTAAATAAGGTACTTCATAATAGGTATTATTGTCACTATCTGTTATTTGTAAAACTTGAATGATATTAGAATCATTAATAGTAACTACAGGAAATTGTTGTGGATTACCAAAAGAAAATGTTGTTGATTTAATTTGTCCTGATATTGCTTCTACTTGTTTCTTAAGTAAATAATATTGTGGATTTGCTGTACCTGTATAATATTGATAAATAGTTATGTCTGTTGGATCAAATGAAGATGAAAATCTAAAATCAACTACATCTTGAGTTAAGAATGTAATGTTTGGATTTGATGTGGATTTAATAGATGCATTTTTATTTAATCTAACAGTATATCTAAAATCAGGATTATAATTAGGAGCACCATCAGAAGGTATTAATTGAAATACATCTAACACTACTGATGCAGCTGTTGTTACTTTAGGTCTGTAACCTAAAGCATAAGCTAATGCAATTATATTTTTTCTCTCTTGAGCATAAAGTAACAAAGTTTCTTGTAACTGAGTATCAGTATAGAAACTTAAGATGTCACCTACATAAGCTGCCATTTCTATAAACATATTACCTGGAGCAGACGGGCTGAAATCCATGTAACTGTTCTGGAAATAAGTTCTAGCATAATTAATTAAATCCTGCTTTAACGTGTTAAAGTCTTTATCGTAATATTTTATATCGGGTACGTTTGCCATTATTGGTTGATTAAATCTTTAGTTGAAACATTAATAACTAAATTATCATTCTGATTATTAATAGAATAATCTAATATTAAATTAATAAGATTTTGATCTGATAATTTATTAATTATTATGTTTTTAATTATTATGTTAGGAACATAAGCGTAAATTTCTGTTTCTAATCTAGCTGTTATATTATCAAAAGATGAATCTGGATCAAATAATGATGCTCTTAAATCTCCACCAAATGTAGGATCAAACATACGTTCACCCTTATTTGTTAGTATATAATTAATTAAGTTAGATTTAACTTGTTCTTTAGTAGTGGTGGTGGTATTAAATATATTATTACCATTATTGAATAGAATATTAATACCAATACCTCTAGGTTGTCCTACATCTTGTGGATTAAGTCTATATGTTTGTCTTTTTAACATTATATTTGTCCTTGTTCTTTCATTTTACTCATTAAACCAGTAAAGTCAGGTACTGTATCTATTTTAACAGAATTAATATCTCCTGCTGGTCTTGTATTTGCTAACATTTGATCTACACTACTAACAACAGTTGTTTCATTTATATCACCATATGCTCCGTTCATAGGACCAAAGTTAGGCGCCATTTGAGACGTTGCATCAGCTATTGAACGCCATTCACCCCCGTTTGCTGTTTCATTTAAAATGTCATTTAAAACGTTGTTATTAGTAAAAGACATTGGTTTTGATGGTTGAGCAGGTTTAATAGTTTTTATTGACTCAACCATAGAATTTTTTACAGCAGGTTTTATTGTTTCTGCTATAGTTTTTTCAGATTTAGGTGTTTCTAATATAAGACCTAATTCTTCACGCACAACTTGTTGTACTTCTTCACGCACAACTTTACGTAATAATTTTACAAATGTATCTGCTTTCATGTTTATAAATATTTTATTATCCTAGTATTTGTCTAATTTCATCAAGTAATTGATCAGCTGTTCTAATTTTACTTGGGGCTGTTTGTGCTATTTTCATCATACTAAATTTATCATAAGCAACAGCTTGTATAGCTCCTGATGGAGTTGATATTATTTTAATAGTATATTGTTTAATACCAAAATCATAATCTTCATCTATTGATTCAGTTGTTGATTCAGTTGTTGATTCATCAGCTGATGTTTCATTTAATGTTTGTAATAAGCTAGCATCTGGTGTTGGTAAATTACTTATAGTTAAATTTAATGTATCTAGTTTTATTTTAAGATTATTAATTAATTTCTTAAAGATTTGTAATATAGTGTTAATATATTTAATCATTAAAAGATATTGTTGAATTTTATCTTCTAGTGGTTTTAATACACTATCAGATAATTCTTTATCTATTGTATATTTAGCTGCTTTTTGTTTTGGTTTTATTGGTAAACTTAAATCAACAGCAGCAGAAACAGCTTGTACATTTAATTTTTTCTTTTTAAGAGATAATTGGATTTGTAATGCTGTTAAAGCAATTCTAAGTATTTTTAAAAGTGTAATTAAAGTATCAATAATAGTTTTTAATGTTTTAACTATTGTTTTTAATGTTTTAACTTTACGATTAAAATTAGTTATATATATTTGATAGTTAGCATTATCTTTAGGTATGAATATAATAGATCCATTCACTATTTCCACACGTCCTTTATCTTTTAATCGTTTTTTAGTATCATTTATTAATCTATTAATAACAGCGTTCACTGATTTTTCAGTATTAATAAATTTACTTAATAAAGGTGAAACTAAACCTGTTAATTTAGATATAGATTGTGATGAATTTAAACCATCTTGGTTTAATAGGAAATCATTTGGATTACTAATATTTTTTAAAGGATTTTTTGTGTCAAATGATCCTTTAATTTTATTAATTTGATCTTTTGTATTAGCAAGTTTATCTTTAATTTCCCCAGTAATGTTAGTAATACTCCCAGTAGGATTAACTAATGAGGTATTAGGTATATTACTAGTAAGTGACCCAAAAGATGATAAATTTAAGTTGCTAGGTATTTGATTAGACATTATATTGTAAAGGATTTTTCTGATTTAAAATTTTTCAAGTTTATCTTAACTTGTTGTAATCTACCTTTTAACATTGATGTGGCTGGTGTTAATAAAACCGCCATAACAGGACCAGGAACAATAGCTGCTGCTTGAACCATATCACTATAAATAGATATAGCTTCCATTAATTGAGTTAATACTTGATCTAATTGTTCTCCTTTAACTACAGGTTCAGGAACACCATTTCTGTCTAAACCAAATTGCATTCTAGGAGCATTTACTAAAAACATATTTTGTTCATTATCACTATCTTCATTTCCAACATCTATAGTTACTTTATCACCTGCTGATAAATTAATATATTGACGGGATGAAATAAAAGTACTATCAGAACGAGCGTTAAATACTAAACGTCCTGATGATAATTGTATTTGTTCTCCTTTATATGCTTGTATACTCATTTTTATTGTATATAAAATATGTCATAATTTTTACCATTTTTTGATGGGTTGTCATTTCCTAATAAAACATTTGATCCTATAATATTATCTTTATATGCTATTACTATTCTTGCGGGATTATGAATAATTATATTTCCATCTATAGTTATACCAATAGCTACAACATAGTGGCCTCCCGATGGTTTACTACATCCTTGCATTCTTATTACTATAGGTTTTTTAAATCTTCTTATATCATCTTTATATTTTTGAAAAATATTAGTACGAGATAATTTTGTATCGTAATCTGTAATTCGTTTTAAGCTAGGAAAATTATTTTGTAATGTACTTAAAATTAAACGATCACCTGAATCAATATAAGGTGGTTTTCTTTTGTTATTACTACCATAAAACATATCTTGAGTTATATTTACTCCACAAGCTGGAGCCATCATACTAATACTAGTTACTAGGCATCCCCAATCATTTAGTTGGGCTATATATGGTGTTTTATCTCCATAATATACTTCACACTGATCCTCTGCTATTCTTTCACCATCCATTTTATATGATGATGGTGTAGATAGTGGTGTAGTAACTTTATTTTTTTTATATTTTATATCATTATTAGCTATTTTAGTTTTAAAATAAATAGCATAAGTAGTAGGATCTTCATATTTTATAGTAAGTACACTTATGTCAGTTACTTCAACAATATCAAATAATTTAAATCCTTCTTCATCTGGTAAATTATCATCCAATGAAAATTCTTGAATACCTTCTTCAGGTGTTACTATTGATAATGATGGAGAAGGAGTAGGGGTTGGAGATGGTTTAAGTTCTGTTGATGGTAGAGCAGAAACTACAATTGATGATGCTGGTGTAATTATATTCTGATCTTTATTTTGGTCTGTTGTATTATTTATATTTAATGATTGTTGATTTGGATTTCCTAAATTAATACTAGAACCTCCTTGTCTGTACATACCAATAAATGAAGCAGCATTGTTAGGATCATTTGTTGCTATCTGCCCATCAGGAGATTGTATCTTTCCATCTCTTAAAGCATTTAAATATTCCTCATTATTACCTGTAAAAAGATAAGTGTTACCATCTTTAGATATGTTTACACCATTAGAACTCTCTCCTGTGATTTGATAATCACCTGATGTTGATTGTCTTTTATATTGTTTTTGATTAGACATATTAAGCTACTCCTACAATTTAAGATATTTTTTGTCCATCTTGGACATTTTGTTTATTTCCTTTTTATAATATATTAAAATTATTTATCATATACTTTGTTTATTAAGCAGTCTTTCCAAATACAGTTTTACCTATTGTAATTCCTCCTTTTGCAAGAAGTGTATCTAAGAAACCTACATTTGTACCTGCTTTATAAGCTTTTCTATTAGCAGCTGTAAAATATATAAAGTCCTTTGGAACTTGTAAAAGTATGTTTGTCGCTGCTCCATAAATATTATTTGTATTTTCTGAGTTAGGTCCAGTAGTGTAGTTTTTGCTAGGTTGGCGACCGTTTTTGCTTGTTCCTGTTACTGCTTGAAATTGTGATTTAGCTGTAAGTACACTTGTGACTGTAGCACCCCATTTACGTGATCTAACTCTATTTAGCATTACAGCCATTATATATCCTCTTTCTGTTTGATTAGGTGATGATTCTGCATATGTTGCTCTAACTAATTGATTCCATTCTTCATCTGTCATTATTCTTCCTAGATATGTTTCTGCTGCTGTTTTGGCTGGACCACTTTCTGCTTTGAAGTTGGTTTGATTATATTTAACATTTGGTCCTCCAAATCCTAATTCATTTTTTTTATAAGAATTTTCTGTTGGTTTAGTATTATCACCATCTCCTGTTGTATTAGCATTAACAGTACCTTGAAAATTAACTGGATCTAGATAATATGTTGTTATATCATATTGGTTTACTGCTTCAGTAGATATAAAACGAGCTGGACCAATTACTAAAGGTACAATGTTATCTTCACTAGGTACTTGTTGATTGTTACCAAAAAATGGATATGCTATACCTTTCTTTTCTCCACCATCACCTACCCTATCTTCCATAGGAGTATAAACAATAGATTTATCCTCTTTATTAATATTAAGAACACGTCCATATGAAAAGGAATTTTGATTTTTGCTATAATATGATGTTCCACCTGCTGTACCTGATGAATTTGAACGTTTACCTGAACCTCCACCTGTTTTTATAGTTGTACCTGTTCCCATTATTTATTTTCTATTTGTTTAGTTCCAACAGCATTTATTTCTTGAAATAATAATTCTTTGTCCCTATCACTTAATATACCACCATCACTACCCTCACTATTGTTAGCCATAGCACGTTGAACAATACCTGCCATTTTAATTAGAGCATCATCGTTTTTAATTGCTAACTCCATATATTCCTTTAATAAAGGAACAAGCATCATTGCATCACCTGGCTCCTGTATCATAGGTTTTAGTTGATCAATTAATACTTTAATTTCTTTTTCCTTACGTGTTGAGTTTTTGTATATATCCTCTAACAAGTTAGCAAATGTTTTGTCCTTAAATAAAACTTGATTAAAATCCATATTGTTGTTTAATATAAATATGGAAGGTGGGAAGAGTTAGATTGACATTGTTATATGTCCATGTTCATAATATTCGTTATATTTTCTAACATATATTAGTTTTAGACGTTTAATAATTTTAGTTATTTGTGGGGTGGACGCGTCTGTTATTTCTTTAATATAGATGTATAATGCTTTTTTGTTAAATATATCTAAATTTTCACTTTTTCTAAATAACTCCAATATAGCGTCTGCTATCTGAGCATCTTTATGTTTTGGAAATAAATGAAATAAATGGAAATCAACATATTTAGTTAACTGTTTTAAAAATGAAGGTACTTCATAAACATTATTTTCATTTTTTTCACTAAGATTAACTAAGTTAACTAATATTGTTTTATCCTCATCAATTGCTTCAACTGTTGCTCTATCTTTTAGTTTCTTATAATTAGCATTATTGTATAATATTAAATAACGCTTAGCAATTGTACCAAAATAACTAAATGCCTTTCCTTTTTCTGATTTATATAAATGTAATTTTTCTAATAAAAATGCAACTACTTCATGTTGCAATTCAGGGATTGTATCCACTTCTGTATAGTAAAACTTAAAAGTATGAATGATATTTTCAGCCAACTTATGGAACGCATAATTAATCCTTTCATTAAATATTTCATTTCGTTTTTTAGTGTCTTTAGTCTTTAAATACTCAACAATAGCATCTTCAGTATCTTGGGTAAAGTAGATATTCGCTTTTTTTGGTTTACGTTTACGAACAGTACCTTTTTTAGTAAGTAATACTTCTTCTTCAGCCATATTAATTTTTAAGATAGTGGTTTAATGAATCTTGTATGTTTTTCAAATTACGAAAGAAAAAACCTATTTGATCATCAGACTTAAAAGCCTCAGTCAAATCAACTGCTTCGAGTTGTTTATTTGATTCATCTACAATAGCTGTTATACTATCAATAATAATTTGTTGTTTAGTAGCAATTTGTTCTAATTTAGCTACTTTTTGATTTAAGTTGTAAATAATAAATCCTACAACAGTAGCAATCCATAGTACAATTGAAATAATTCCTAGTATCATATTATATATTTTTCATTAGTTCTGCTAAAGCTGGGTTATTCATTTTTTTCATAGCTTTTGCTTTAACATTACTATTATTTTTATTAAAATTAGTTTCTTTATATGTTTTTTCAACACGTGGTCCTAATAATTTAGGCAACCATTCAACTTCAAACTCAATACGAGCTGCTAACAAATCAGCCTGATGTAAGACATATATAAGTGAAGTACGGGGTTTCGTTTCAGGTGTGAAACCCATTAAATAAGCTTTATTTGATTCATCATATAGTCCATCATGTGTTTTTATAGCGATCATTTCATTCTTAGTAGGTGCAATATCATTACTTATTAATAAAAATAATCCACGATCAGGAACAGTCATATACTCTAAACGATCATTAAACATATAAGTTTCATTTAACTTATCTCGTCTCCATTGGTCTGTCTGTTCAATGTATGACGCGTTTTGTTCATCTCCAAATTTACCTAGATCATGATTGATAGCTGAGAATACAAGTTCCTCAGTTGTATAAGTATCTATCATTCCCATTTCTCTCCAAACAGCATCTATCTTAAGAGATGCTTCAACTACTCTATTTACATGGTCAACATAACCACCTGGAAAGCAATTATGATATTGTGACTTATGAGACGCGGGCATCATAATAAAACGTTCATCATATTTGTTATAAAAATCTAACAATTTAATACCTCGTTCTCCTGAGATATATTGCTGGATAGTATTAGTAAACTTAGTCCAATTAGCTTGAATTTGTTCTGGTGTTAGCATAACTTTTATTTAGGTGTGGATTAATCTTGTTCTGAGTTTATTAATGTTTTAAGTTCTTCAACTTTATCTTTCATAGTTGATAGCATTTCTTTAGCTACACTAATGTTAAAATTAGGATCACTAAATTTAGCCCCAAATCCAATTAGCATATTTTCAAGTTGATCTAGTTTGTGTTGTACTGGTTGTTTGTATCTCATTTTATATATGATTTTATGATACCTACTAAATGTGGTATCGTGTCAAATGTACGTAATGTATCTGTTATATCCAAACTTGTTTCTGAAATTATAGTAATAATAGTAGATCCTAAGTCAATGAAAACAATTGGGTATGTATCTGTTTTAAATTTTTGTTCTACACTATCAGCAAAATCAGAGAATTGATTAGCGTCAATATTAATATAGGTTATTCCACAACTGTCTAATTCATCTTTCAACCATATACAATAATCACAATCACCTAATGTCACTATCCTAACTCCTACTTCTCCATTCATTCCATCCTTGCTCATAAGTAACTTATTAATTTATTAATGTTATATAAAAAATATGGGAAAAATCCTGGGAGGCCAAACTTACTTATTGAGATCAACCAAATATTTCCAACGGCCTTTACCCGGGATTTAACGGGGTAAATATTGTTTATATAAATATATATGAGGATCAAATTTTAGTGGTTTAAAGTGGTGATATGGTATATTTAGCGCCCAATTCACTGACAATACTAATGGCATCTTTTGAATGCATATAAAACATTTCACGATTACCTGATACACGAACTGCATCTAAATGTTCATGAATTTCTTGTTCAAGTTTATAAGAGCTAAAACATTTAAATGAATAAACTGGTATCCATGGAGTAGGTACACCTGTTGCTCCTGAAATTTCTTTTGCTCGTTCTTCTACTTCACGTACTGTCATTCCTATTTTAACCATGTCTGGCATTGATTTGTTTACTAAAACATAAACATACTCGGTAGGAACTAAATTACCACTTTGATCAAAAGGTGAGTCTTGATAATAATTCACATACTCCCAACCCGGCATAGCTGGGTCAGGAGTTAATGTGAACGCTGTGGCTTTACGACAAACTACATCTGGTGATAGCTCATTCATGTCTAACGGCTTATAAAAATGAGCGTCTTCTATTGTTATTTTCTTAAGTGGTTTCATACTATTTGAATTATATTTTCTCTTAGCATTCTATCAATTTTCTCTCTAACAACATTAGGATGTGTGTTAAGATATGTTTGTTGATATTCCATAGGACCTACAATCCTACACCATTCATTTAAGTCATTAAATATATTTTCTTCATACGCTCCTTCAACATACATTCCCGCGTCTGTAATTAGTCTTTCTAATTCAGACATTTTATCCCAATAATCATATTCTGGTGACTTTTCATCTCCATATATATTATTAAGACGGTTTAATTCTAATTCTGTTGTTTTTGTTAGTTGTAATTTCATAATTATTTAGTTATATATTTTACTAATTCTTTGTTCAACATCATTAATTTAAATTTACCTGGATTGCTATTGTATATTGATTTAACCATATTATAACTTACATCTGTAGCAAATATTTTCTCAGTAACAATTTTACTTATACGTTCTATAAGTGATTTTTCAACCGCACTATCTTTAGCATAAAACTCTAAATAGTTAGCAATCCTTGTACCTAATGTAGCAGCAATATCTGCTCTATAATCTTTATCTTTACCAACTAAACTTTTAAGTGTATTCATCACATATTGTTCATCTTGTGTCATGATGTTTTCTGGTGAAATCATCTTATCCAATTTATTATTAATGAACATTGTAAATAAAGTACTAAACTCAGAACCAACTGAACCTTCTCCAATCATTTGAATTAATGGTAATGACTCCTCAAATGATTTAAGTGAACTAATACTATTAAAGAACATACTAACACTTCTACTGTTAACTTCTTTAGTTATTAGTTCCGGATGTAATAACATAAAGTTAATACAACGACTATCTAGTTTAGACTGTTCAGCCCACTTACCCCAACATTTAAGATCAAATTTTAAATTAGCACTAATAAATCTTGTTTTTTGAGCGTTATCAATACTATTAACTAAATAATCTCCATTATCAGGATTGGCAGTTAATATAATATGCCAATCTTTAGGCAACTTCCAACTTATATATTGTTGTCTATCAATTAACTCCATTACAGCTTGAATGAATCTCATATCAGCTCTATTCCAATCATCTAATAACAAAACACCACCTTTTGTTTTTCCACTAATCCATTCTGGTGGACAATAACTCATACGATTTAGACCAGTTGATTCAAAACCTTTCTTTCTATAATCTTCAACACTATTCTCATCTACCCATTCAGTTTTTTTACCTTCATTCATTTGGAATTGTCTAATTGGAAAACCAACCAAGTCACCTATTTCTTCAATCTGTGCTAAGTTCAATTTAACAAAATTTAATCCTAACTCATCTGCTAACTGAACAATAGCTGATGTTTTACCAATACCTGAATCACCAATTACTTCTGTACTAACCATTGGCTTATTATTTTCTTGTAAGTAACGGTTATTGTCAATAATGTGTTTTAAAAAATCCTTTAATTCATTAACATTTAATGAAACGGATGCGTTCTGTTTGTTTGTCGTTTTTTTAGCCATAACTTATTTTTTTATTTGTTTTTTTATTATAATTAAATATAATTCATTTATCAAGGTCATTATTTAATTTGAACTTTAGCTCCTGGTAATGAATCATTAACACTTCTTCCTGAACAATGAACCCATAAAACTGGTTTACATGGTTTAATACTTGTTTCACATTCACCATCAGTTAAGTAAATTAAGTTTTGATATTTATCTCTATTGTCTTGTAAATATTCAAGTACTGGATCATAACTTGTTCCACCTCTACCTGTTACTTCTTGAGCTTCTTGTATTTTACCTTTATATTCATAAACACGACCAATTGAAGCATCACATTCAATTACAGTTACTTGAGTTCCTGTTTTATGTATATGATATATTTCACTTAAAAACTCCTTTAAATCATCTTTACTAACTGAACCTGATGTATCAATAGCAACTAATGTATTTTTCTTTTGTTTGATTTTAAGAGCTGGATTACCATAAAAACGTTTATTTGGTTTACGTCTTGTTTTCTTAGTATAGATTTTAGAAGCCATACCATTAAAACGTCTTAAATAAGCTCTCCAATCAAGTACTGGTTCTTCACTAACATATAAACTATCAATCAATTCTTTTAATTCACCTGGTATATGTCCTCTTTGTTTTTGTACTTGTTCAGCAACATCTTTAAGTTGATGTTCAATTTGTTTTTCCATTAACTTCTTTTCAGCATCATCCATACCCTCAAATTGTTTCCAAAACTCATGAGATGCTTTAACTTGTACTTTAGTACCATCACCTAATGTTATTTCTCTTGCCTCACCATCTCCATTTGCTGCTTTCATAGCATCTACAAACTTACAAACATCACCATTTGGATTATTTTTACATTCTTGTAAAAGTAATTCATAATACTTTCTAGTACCTGCTTTTAAAGGCATATTCAATTCTTTAAATGGAGATTTAGTTATTTCTAAACCATCCCAAGTTTCATCTTTGTATTCATCTTGAATATATTGATTTATTTCAATATCAGCAGCTATATTCAACAATTCTTTTTCTGTAAACTCATCAAACATTTGTAAGTGTTTAAATGCAATATGTAATAACTCATGTTTTAAAACTGCTACTTTACAATTGTCAGATATTGTTTCCCAAAATTTAGGACTAATAACTAACTTAGTATTAATACCATCTTTAGCAACACATGCAGTTGAGACATTATCACTAATTTCTTTATTAAGACTAATTAGAAACAATCCATAAAATGGTTCTTTGAACATTAATGTTTTAGCGTGTTTGGCTATATCACCATGCATATCATTTATCATATTTTCTTATTTATATAAATTTAATTATTGGGCCTCGGTCGTAAAAACAATATCTACTAATGACTCAGCAGCTGAATTACTTAATTTAAATTCACGGTTAATATTATCTAATAAAAACTGTTTTACAATTCCGCCTTCTTTTCCATCTTTAAAATTCATTCTCAATCCAGTACCAAACGTCTTCCAATCCTTATCCCAATGTATGCCTTTTGTTTTAAGCATTTTTAATAGACTTTTTAAGTTGGTATTAGACGATGTATAATAACTTGGTCTGAATCCTGTTGTATGTATTAGTTCATTTAGTAAAAATGATATTGATAATAATGTTGGTTGGTCAATTACTAGATTAGACATCATTTCAAAACCCAACTTAACATTTGATTTATCAGAACTAAATAACATATCACGAAGTGTTTGTAAATAATCATCATCCAATTCAATTCCTTCTTTATTCAACTCAACAAATAACTCTTCATCAAACACAAATTTCATCTTTCCACTTTGTATAAGTGTTTCATTATTAATAATAATGTTTAACAACTCTAACAATTTATTTTCACGATAAAGATCAATTGATATTCCTTTTACTTTATAAGTATTATTATTATACTCAGTAATTATTTTTGGATATTTTGTAAATTCTTTTAATATATTATTTCTAACAAAACCAACTTTACTTTTATCAATTGCATTATTATATATATTAATAACATTATTATGTAATGTAGTTTTAAATTTTTTTACAATAATATCTATGAAATTTTCTTTAATAAAATTAATTTCATCATGTTTTAGTTTACTAATTAACTCATTAAAATATCCTTTATTAATTATAACCACACTAGCCATTCCAACTCTAGATGTTTTTTTCAAGTTGTTATCCTTAATAAACTCTTTAAGTTTAAAACGTGGTATTTCACTTGCTTTAGAAGCATAGATAATATCTCCTTTTTTAGGTATTACTGTGAGTTGTGATTTAATTAACTTAATCAAAGTAAAGATTCTATCAGCATCTCCCTCTTCAATAAAGTACTTATCCCAACTCCACCAATTTTGAAGATGCCATTCTGGAATACTTTTATTATAGGCAATATTAACAGGCAATACCTTATTCATTTTTATACTCATAATTAGTCTTTTTTAGTTGTTGTTTTATTAAATAAAATACTTGCTAAGAAATTTAATCCAACTGCTTGCCAAAATCCAATTGTAGGTAATCCAAATATTATTGGCATTAACCAATTCCAAAGAATCATAAGTGGTGCTCCTAAAAGTAGAGCGACTATACCTAAAACTCCAATTATTGATAAAATTTCTTTTATTTTTACAATGTTTATCATATTATTTATTTTTATTTTATATTCAAATTTAATTAATTAATTGAGGTTAAAATTATTCTCCATCTTCTTCTTCATTTATAACTTCACCATAGTATATATGATCACTTTGTAACTCATAACCAAACTTCATATCAACATTACCATTTCTATTCTTCATAAAGTTCATATATGTTCCACCACCATCACGATCACTTCTTCTTCTCATCTCCATCATTGCATCTGTCATATGTTTTAATTTATTTGAACCTACAAACTCACCAGATTTAGTAACTTGTTGAATTAATAAATGTGATGTAAATTTCTCTTGTTTATTTTCACCTTTATTATTCTTAACACACAAATCAACTAACCATGATTCAGCTTGTTTTCTATCCCATTTATTATCATCTCTAACCCCTTCTATTATTTCAGCAATTGAATCTATTAATACTAAATCCCAACCCATATTCATAACTTGTTCAATAACATCTTTTGTATTATGTTCTAAATAATCAGACATAAACAATGTTTGTATTTGTCCAAATTGTGGAAAACGTTGTGTATATTTAAACATTTGTTTTTTACCCATTTCACCTGAAATAAACAAACATTTTCTTCCACGATTTTGAACCCCTGATAAAACATCTAATAGTACAGTTGTTTTACCTACTCCTGGATCACCTATACACATAATATTAGTAGCACATGGAACACCACCTTCATGTGATATTAAATCATCAATTGACATACCACTTTTCATAGTTTCCATCATTCTTGGATCAATATCTAAATTATTCAATTTTATGATATCTAAATCAATTAATGTTGGAACTGATACTTGATATTCAGCTACTTGTTTTTTACTTGGTCTACCACGTTTTTTCATACTTATATTCATATTTTTTGATTTTTTATTTATATTTAAATTTATTGAAACAGTCGCGGTCAATCAATTTTATTATTCATATTCCGCTTTTCTTCCGTTTCTTATTATATAATAAATTTAACATAATAGTCACGGTCATTCAATTATTTTATTATTCTTTTAATTATTAATCCAATAATTTCAATGATATCTTTAATAATTTCAAATACATTAACTACAATCACCAATAATATTAATAACCAAATAATCATCTTTTTCCGTTTTTCTTATATAATAAAGATAGAGAAGGAGCCCGGGTCAATCGCCCTGACTCCTGTGGAGTATTACAAAAATTTATACTATGCTACTTTATACTGATAGTTAGAATAATCATACTGTCTAACAATATCTTTAGCTCGTAGTAAAGAAGTTAGTTCTATATATGATTGTGACACATTTAATTCTTTCATCCACAACTGAAAATTACTGTCACCTAAAGTTTGTTGTCTTTCTTCTTCAATTTCTTCTAAACGTTCAATTGAAACGTTATTCATAAATGATAATTGATCCATCTTTATTTAGTTTTAATCTTGATCTATGATATTTAGGTTTTTTACCTTTATATTTTACTACTATTATTTTTGGTTCGTCTTTTTTCTTAGAAGTCATTTAATTCATTAATGGTTTTACTTAAAATATTTCTGTTTGTAGGTATTTTCATAATAAATTATTTACGATGAGTATAACCTATTTTAATTTCTTGTTTTGGTAATGCTGCAATTCTTTCTTTCTCAATACGTGATTTTTCATTTTTACGTTCCCAATACTTCATTTGTTCAGCTAATGGTAACATTGTTGGATCAAAATCTGGATGAAATTCATTCATCTCTTGTTTATTACGTTTAGTTACTTTTTCAAACTTATTTAGCATTCTTTCTTGATCGGAATTTTTGTCGTAGTTAAAGCCCATAGTTATTTTATTTTTATTATTATTTTAAAAATTATTGCAATTACTCCTAGTGTTATTACTGAAACACTAAACCATACTGTTAAGAAATATAATATGTCTTCGATTTTTCTTTTCATATATTATCTATTATCAATTACCCAATTAAATAAATCTTCAGCTTCTTGATCAATTACAACTTGATGTTTACGGAACTCATCATAATTATAATTTCCATCTGGCCAGCATTCATCTCTATTCCATCCCTCAGGAAATAATGGTCTTAAATCGTTATCACTTAATTTCGGATTAATCAACTTAATAATATCATCAAACTGATGTATTGGTAAATCAATTAATGTTTGTAAATTTTCTTTTGTATTATTCATATTTTTATTTATATAATAAATTTAGTGAGTGAATTAAGGTCATCCTATTTATTCATAACAAACGCCTTATCATCCCACGTTTTAGCTTTACACAATGTGTAATTGGTCTGGTTATATAAATTTGTGTTTGACCAATCCTGATTAATATCACCCACTTTCATATCCATAAACATTTGTTTATCCATCAATATTATTTTATTTGTCTTACGAGCAAATACTGTTAACCAATAATCAGTACCTTCAGCTTTAAATTCAATTGTTTGTAATGCGCCTTTTTTAAAACCCCTAAACACATCCATCGCTGAATTCCATTGTTTCTTACCCCACTTATTCTTTAATCCTAAATCATCTACAACAATAATAAATCCAGCTCTTACTTTAACAATCGCTCTATATTCACCTTCACGATCATTAATAAATTCAGTTTCGTTAATGTTGCTTGTGTTAATAATTTGTACTTTTTTCATATCTTTCGCTTTTTTATTATAATTAAAGATAGCTAAAGAGCCGCGGTCAGACGCAGAAAATTGAATGTATATACCAATATATTATAAAAAAGGCTACTCCAACCGGAATAACCATATTTTAGGGTGATTTATATTAATTCTTTCTCAATTTCTTTTACATTTTCTTCAAGTATTTCTTGTTTAGGTTCTTCATATGCCGCTGGAGATGGCAGTCCACTATAATGACAAAATTCTATTTCTTCTATTATTTCTTGTTTCATTTTGTTAATTTTTTAATTAAATAATACCATAGCCAAATCAATTTTGACCTTAAAAACTCATATATTATTAATACTAATATATATTTCATAGCTTTTCTATTTCCATTTTAACTTCTTGCCAAAATGGTTTCATTACTGTATAACAGTTATTTAATATTTCATCTACTGCTATTAATGCACAATGTTTACCATTTTGTTTCTCAATGCCTGGACTGAATCTACCATCATCATAATCTCCATTAGCATATTCTCTAAATTTATTAACAAGCTCTTCTGCTTTTTCTTTAGGAGTCAATGTATTCTCTTCGTCAGTATGTTCATATGCTCCATCTGGACCAATTTGAAAGTCATCTGAGACGTATGGTTTGTTCATTATAAATGTTCTTTTAAATAAGCAATAAGTATTTCTT